GGTAAATAATACTGAATGGTCTTTCAAAACTCCTAAATACGCTTTAATAATAAAAAGTTAGTTATTAGTGATGCTAATGATAGGCTCAGTTTGTCTAAAATAAGTAGAAATAATGGTAAATAGCACACTTTTTAAAGAAAGAATAGAATATAAGCCCTTTGAGTATCCAGTTTACTACAATGAGGGCTGGTTAAAACAAGCACAAGCATTTTGGTTACACACCGAGATTTCAATGCAAGGCGACGTAAAGGACTGGAATGAAAATTTAACAAATTCTGAAAAAAACCTAGTTGGAAATATTTTGCTAGGTTTTGCACAAACTGAATGCGCGGTCTCAGACTACTGGACTGGAATGGTAACTAAATGGTTCCCAAAACACGAAATGAAACACTAGGCCTTGAAGATTTTAAGGCCTTTTTACATGAACCGGCAACTGCAGCTAAATTTGAATTTTTAGTAGAAACCAAAGCTGAATATACTCATGAAGACTTATTAAATTCTGCAGATGTTCGTAAGGACGTTGCTCGTTCGCTTGCAATCTTTTCGGCTTTTGCAGAAGGAGTTTCTCTCTATTCTTCATTTGCTGTGCTGTATTCATTCCAGATGCGCAATTTTCTTAAAGGAATTGGTCAACAGATGAAATGGTCAGTGCGTGATGAATCTTTACATTCTAAAATGGGATGCCAATTATTTAGACACATGTGCGAAGAATATCCTGAATTAAAGGATGCAGTTCAGGTGATGGTAGAAGAAGCAGCAAATCTTATGGTTGAGATGGAGCTTAAATTTATTGATAAAATGTTTGAAATGGGAGACCTTGAAAACTTAAAGGCAGTCGATTTAAAAGAGTTTATCAAAAAAAGAGCAAACGAAAAACTTAACGAATTAGGATATGAATCTATTTTTCACTATGACGACGAAAAAGCATCAAATTTAGATTGGTTCTATCATCTAACTGGCGGACATACTCATACTGATTTCTTTGCAATTAGGTCGACTGACTATTCTAAAGCTGGAGAAAACGAAGACTGGGACGAAGATTCACTTTTTAGTTAAACAAAGAAAAAACAATATAATGGAAGAAAATGAAATAAATCTAAATCATGGAGCAGAATTAGGCTGGGAAATAGGAGTGCATTTCCCAGTTTGGGCCAATACTGAAGTTTACGTAAAAACTGTGTCGAAAGGTTATCTCTTAAAAGGTGAAACCCCAAAGGATGCATATTGGAGAGTTTCAACAACTGTTGCCAAGCGTTTAGGAAAACCTGAAATGGCCTCCAAGTTTTTTGATTATATGTGGAAAGGTTGGTTAAATCTAGCTACTCCAGTATTTTCAAACACTGGAACTGAGAGAGGTCTTCCTATTTCTTGTTTTGGAATCGATGTTGCAGATTCAATTGCAGATATTGGCGGTAAAAACTTAGAGATGATGCTTCTTGCTAAACATGGAGGTGGCGTAGGAATCGGAGTAAATCAAATTCGACCTGCTGGATCAAAAATATCACAAAATGGTACGTCAGATGGAGTAGTTCCTTTCTGTAAAATCTACGATTCCGCCGTCCTGGCTACTAACCAAGGCAGCGTTCGTCGCGGTGCAGCTTCAGTAAATATTGATATTGAACATGGAGATTTTTGGGATTGGATAGAGATCAGAGAGCCGAAAGGTGATGTAAATCGTCAATGTTTAAATGTTCATCAATGTGTTGTCGTATCAGATACTTTCATGGATAAACTTGAACAAGGAGATAAAGATGCACGTAAACGTTGGACCGCTGTCCTGAGAAAACGTAAGTCCACTGGCGAGCCTTATATCATGTATAAAGGAAATATTAATCGTCAAAATCCAGAGGCCTACAAGAAAAATGGGTTAAAGGTGTACATGACAAATATCTGTTCTGAAATAACTCTTCATACTGATGAAAACCACTCATTTGTATGTTGTCTCTCTTCCCTAAATCTTGCAAAATACGATGAATGGAAAGATACTGACTTGATCTATACTGCAACGTGGTTCTTAGATGGAGTTCTTGAAGAGTTTATCCAACGTGCTAAATATATGAGAGGTTTTGAAAACTCTATTCGTTCTGCTGAAAAAGGTAGAGCTTTAGGTTTAGGCGTTTTAGGATGGCATACTTATTTACAAGACAAGAATATTCCATTTGATTCGATGCCAGCTCAATTTGAGACCAGAAAAATATTTTCGCAATTAAAAATTGAAAGCGAACGCGCTAGCCGCGATATGGCTAGAGAATATGGAGAGCCGCTATGGTGTTCTGGTACAGGTATGAGAAATACCCATCTTCGTGCAATAGCGCCAACTGTTTCTAATTCAAAACTTTCAGGCAATGTATCTGCCGGTATCGAGCCTTGGGCAGCTAATGTATTTACAGAACAAACTGCAAAAGGTACTTTTATTCGTAAAAATCCTACTTTAGAACGAGCTCTTGAAAAAATAGGACATAATACTAAAGAAGCTTGGGACCAAATCTTAGCAGATGGAGGATCAGTGCAGGGTCTTGCGGTTATGGATAACTATCGAGTAAAATTAGGAGAAGCGACTAACCCAATTACTTTAAATAAATTTTCAAAGCTTCCTGAACACGAACAAACCTTGTATATTCCTCTAAAGGACGTATATTTAACATTTAAGGAAATTAATCAACTTGAACTGGTTCGTCAAGCCGGAATCAGACAACAATATATTGACCAAGCAGTATCACTTAATCTTGCTTTCCCTACTGAAGCTGAGCCTAAATTTATCAATCAGGTTCATCTAGAAGCATATCAAGCAGGAGTTAAAACTCTCTATTATATGAGAACAGAATCTGTGCTTCGTGGAGATATTGCAGCTAGAGCAACCCAAGATTGCCTTGCATGTGACGGATAGCCTTTACCTAAACTACTAATTAGATAAGCAGCAATATTCGTATTGCTGCTTTTTTGTTTAGATAAATAATACAGACTAAATAGTAATCATCCAATATGAAAAAACACATAAAACCATACTCAGCATTTGTTCTTGAACAAGACATGGGTCTAGGCGTGCCTGCTCCAGGTATGCCAGCCGCAGGTGCAGTAAAAAAGGAAAAACCTTTACTTTTCATCTTTATTGATGATTTAGAAACAGACGGTACCCATATGCGTCGTTATCCAGATGGAAGCAAATCAATTGATTTTCCTTCATATTCAGTTACCCCTACTGAGATCGAAGATTGGGCAAAGAAAAATATCCTAGTCAACGATAACAATAAACTAACTGATACCGTCTTAGATCTTCGCAGAAAGAATTTAGTTAATATTGTCAAAGGTGATAAAGTAAATATCTCAGACGAAGATATTCCATTTATTGAAAAACTAAGACAAGCATTATCTACTGATATTTTCGGTAAAAGAGAGCCAGACGTAAATGTAATTTTCACAAAAGGCGGACTTCCGACAACTGAAGAAATAAGTGTTACTTTCATAAAATATAAAAAGTAATGTTAAAGTCATTTTCCCAATTTATTAACGAATCCGAAAATACTCGAGAAGATTTTATTAAGGACCTTGCTCTAAAACTTTCACAAAAGATTCGTGCAACTAGATCTGCTGAATCTGAAGACTATGAAACAGCTAGCGGAATGGAGTTTAAAGAACCATTTGAATTTGATTTAACACTTGAATTTAGAAGAGATTCTAGATTTGAACCTAAGGTAGATTCTCATTTTCATGGATTACCATGGGAAAATATTAATTACGGAAAGGACGGTTATGCAATTGATGCAAATACCATAGTAAATAATAGAGGACTATCGATTCCTAAGATTATAATTACAGTAGTCCTTAATCCAAATGAAGAACCTCATCTATATAGTAAATTATATGCACGAATCGTTGACATTTTAACACACGAATTAAACCACGTAGAACAAATAGGTTTAGAAACGGACCCATTTACTGAAAATCCATCGTCTAAAGAAGAACGTGAAGCGGCAAAGAGAAACTTTAAGTACTTTTTAATGAAAGACGAAATGGAATCGATGATCGAGGGTATGGAAGCTAGATCCAAGGTGCTAGATATTCCACTAGACTATGTTTTTACTGATTACTTAAGTACATTTGTTCAATCTAAGTACATTACACCAGAAGAATACTCTCAAGTTATGCAGCAATGGGTAAAATATGCGCTGGAGAGATACCCAGATGCCTCTTTTTCTAAAAATGTTGATAAAATAGTGAATTCGATATAAAACTTACCAATTTTTGCAAGTATAATATATCAAAAATTATCAACATGAATCAATTTGAAAAACTTAAGGAAGAAGTAGCAGCAACACAAGCAGCGATCTTTGATCCAATTAATGCACTTCTTGCTTCAGCGGAAGAAGATGCTCAAAAGTACTATGGCAAAGGCGTTCGTAGCGCTGGAAATCGTCTTAAGAAGAAAATGCAAGAGATCAGAAAAACAATTAAACATCCTGCAGTTAAGACTCAGATGACTGGAATCCAAAATTCTGCAAAAGACTTACGCCAAACTTTAGTTGAAGAAAGTAAAGTTAAAGCATAATCTTCATCTTATACAAAATTCTTAAAATGCCTCTTTTTGAGGCATTTTTTGTTTTTTCTTAAAACTTTATTAAAACCGCTAGTAAAAGAACTTACAAATAATAACTTACATTATGACAGATTTTTTTGATCTACCAGATGACGCGATCTCAAAAGGGAAGAACGCGCAAAAAACAAAGAAAAGCGATCCGCACGTTTACGATCCGGATCCTAATGCACACAACGGTTCCTATAAGTCAGTCTTTAGGTTCTTGCCGTATGTTTTCGATAAGAAAAAGAGCAAGTACACTAAATATTCGGCTAAATTCTGGAACCCATTAACTAAGGAGGCATTGATTATCGACTGTCCATCTAATGTGGAACAGCCATCAATCCTTTGGACAATTGAATCAACTTTACGTGGTCTTAAAAAAGAAGAGCCTGAGTTAGTTGAAGAAATCGGAAAAAATTTCTCAAGATGGTATACGCATCATTCAGCAGTATACATCAAGAAAGATCCACAACGCTCTGATCTTGAAGGATCAATCAAAATCTTCAAATTCAGAAATCAAATTGATCAAGTTATCGATCAGCAGATGAATCCTGAGGAACTTGATGGATTAGATGGCGTTAAGAAAATCAATCCATACCATTTATTAGAAGGAAAAGATTTCCTTTGCGTAGTTGGTAAGAAAACAAAAGACTTTAGAGATTGGTCTAAGTGTAAATTCATGGATGAAGTAACTCCATTTGTTTTCAAAATCGGAGATACCTCAGTTCAAGTTAAGAACGATGAAAAAGCAATAAAGCTTGTAAACGAATTCTTAACTAAGAATACTCCAAAAATGGACGAGTACTTCCACCAAGAATGGACTGAGGAAACTTACGAAAAAGTTGCAGAAGCAGTACTTGCGGCAATTCCTCAAAGAC